ATACAATAAATAAAATCAAAAATAAAATAAAAATAGGATAAAACAACAATGGCGAGATTAAAAGAAGTAAGAGAGGCAATTGAGTCCAAAAATCAGAGACTTGATGACATCGAAGCATCTTGCAGCAAGGAAGCAAGATCATGGAACGATGAGGAGAAAAAGGAAATCAAAAACATCAATGATGAAATTGATTCTTTCATTGAAGAGCGCAATATGCTTGAAAAAGAAGAAAAAAGGAAAGCGGAAAGAGCTAAAGAGTTGATAGCTAGAAAGGCAGACGAAGACAAAAAGACCGAGGACGAAGAAAAAGAAGAAAGAAGTTCTACAATTGAAGTAACGGCTAGCAATCTTAAAACCAAAGAAGCAAGAAATGCGAAAGTTTTTTCAATGCTTCAGGCGTATGTTTCAAATGATTATGATAAATTGTCAGAATCTAGAAAATCCTTATTTGAAGGCGGTCACTTTGGAGAACACAGAAGTTTTAACACTTTAACCGACACTAAAGGCGGTATTCTAGTTCCTTCGATTATATCTAGTGAGATTATGGATATTGAGCAGAGTTATGGTTTTATACCTCAATTTGCCAATAACTTAGGCGATATTGGACAAAGTGAAATTACGGTACCTAATATCTTAGGAAGACCAACGTTCACAGCAGTAAATCAAGCAAGTGCAATTTCTGGTTCAGGATTGAACTTAGGAGGTATTACACTTAAGCCTTTAAAATGGGGTGCGATTATCGACTGGACAAACGAAGTTGATGAATCTGTTGGAGCAAGATTATTGCCTATCGTTCAAAATAAGATAGCAGAAGCATTAGCCTATGTGAAAGACGACACTTTTATTAATGGTAACGGTCAGTCAACTTACAATAATATTAAAGGATTAACTACTCTAGTTGGTGCTGTTAATTATGTAAGACAAGCAACGGCTGCGGGTGGTCATGTTTCATTCGACACTATAACGGCTGATGATTTTTTACTACCGATTGAAAATGTTACTCCAGGGAAAAGAGCTGGTTCAGTTTTCTTGATGCACCCGAATTTGGTGTTGAAATTGAAGAAAATTAAAGACGGTCAAGGAATGTATATATACGGCATGCCTTCGGAGCAGTCACCAGTTGGAACATTGTTTGGCTACCCAGTCATTACAAGTGAGGCGTTTCCTTTTACAGATGGAACTTCCGAAACTGTTTGTGCTTTTGTTAATCCTTCATCTATAGGATACGCAAATGGTAGAAACCTTAGAGCGGATGTGCTTAGAGAAGCTACGATTACAAATGAAGATGGTTCTTCTATCAATTTAGGTACAACTGACGCACAGGCGTTAAGATGGACCGCTATTTTTGATATGAAATTGGATAACAACACCAGATCAACAGCTTCAACAGCTCAAGGTGCTTTTTCAGTTCTTAGAACAGCCGCCTCATAATAACAAAATAATATAAAAATAATAAAAAAAATGGGAGCAATAGATATTAAATCAAATGTAGGGTTTGCAGTACTCCACTCAAAAGTGGCGGTAACTGCTACCCAGTCAATTCAAGGAAGCACAGTTAGCGCTTTCCACGGAGCTACTTTTGTAGTGGACTGTGGAGCGCATACGGCTGATGACTTGGTAGTAACCTATCAGGAAAGAGACGGTTCAGAAGCATGGGCAAACATAGCAGAAGGAAGCTTAGAGGGTACAGGAACTTCACAAAGTAGAGCTTTAGTTGCTGGAGATGCAAACACGCAAATCTTTACGGGCTATAAAGGCAACAAAGAGCAAATAGGCGTAGTAATTACCGATAGTGGTACTGGTTCAATGGTAGTAGGGGCTTATGTCATCAAAGGCTATCCAAAGGATCGGCCAGAAAACTAATGAAGTTTAAGATGAAATATTATGGAAGCTTTGCCGGATTAATGTCTGGCAAAAGCTACCATTTTGATAAAGATCAGATTATAGAAGCTCCTGAAGGGGAGTTTGATGAGTTAACCGGATTGGTTGAGTCAACTAAAAGAACGGTTAATATTTCATCTACTGAGGTAGAAACAGCAGCAATAGCACCACAAACAAGCAAAAGAGGACGTAAGAAGAAAAAGTGAAGTTAAGTTATTCTCGATCAATCGCACCAACAGTAGAGCCTGTTAGTGTATCAGAAGCCAAAGCACATTTAAGAGTCGATCATTCAGATGAGGACTCCTATATAAGTACGTTAATTTCTGTAGGTAGAGAGATAGCTGAGCAGTACACAAATAGATCTTTTATTAGTCAATCTTTAGTTGTCCAATTAGATGAATTTTCTAGCAGTAATGTTGGGGTTGAGCTAATATACGGGGCTGTTAAAAGCATCACATCAGTAGTTTATTTTGATGCAAATAACGACTCACAAGTTTGGGCTACTAGTAATTATAGGCTTGACTTGGTGTCAAAGGTTAATGAAGTGTTTCCGGTTACATCGTGGCCTGAAACATACACCAGACATGATGCTATAACTATAACATACGTAGCTGGTGAAACAGACGCTACAACTGTTAATAAAAATGTAAAGCAGGCGATATTAATGATTGTAGGCCATTTTTATGAGAACAGGCAAGAGGTTATAGTAGGTAGTCAAGTTAATATGATGCCTAAAGCTTCAGAGTATTTATTAGCAAGCGAAAGAATTTTTCATGTTGCGAAATAAAACTATAAGAGCAGGAGAGCTAGATATTAGGTTAGTAATTGAGCTTAACACACCTACGGTTACCACGTCTACAGGCGATAGAGTTGATTCATGGGCTGTTGTAAATACCGTTTGGTCTAAAAGAGTTGTACAAGGAGGAAGAGACCGAGGTCGTGAAGGATTTGAGGCAGATCAACAAGTAGCCACAAAAATAGAAACGTACTTAATAAGATACTCTTCTGATGTTTCAGGGGTAGTAGAAAATAACTACAGAATCTATGAGTCAGGTACTACAGATTACATTTATGTGACGGCAGTAGACACACAAAAGCGGGAAGGCTGGATTACTATTAAAGGGGAGGTGAAAGATGGCTAAAGCTCAGATACAACTAATAGGTGATAAGGCTTTGTTAAATCTAATTAGAGAATTACCAAAAGAGACTAGTAAGAAAAATGTATGGAAGGCATTTACTAGAAAAGCTAGTAGACCAGTAATGAAGGATATAAGCGGAAGGATGCCACGTGGAGAGACAGGTATTTTAAAGAAATCCTTAAAATACAGAGGATATACTTCTAGATATTTTGGCGGGTTAGGTGGTTATATAAAAGTTTCTAACAAGCCGGAAGGTGTAGGTTTTACAAACCAAGCAAAGGCACACGTTTTAGTTAATAATAGAAGTGTTAAACCATTACAACAAACACAACCGAACTGGTTTAGGGATTCTGCTAATTCAGGAGCCGGAAAACTAGCATTAAAGATTCTAGAAGATAACGCAGAAGTTTTTATACAAAGAGAAATTAAAAAGCTGTTAAAAAGAAGAAGATGAAAGCAGTGAGAGGGATATTATTAGCAAATACAGCAGTTACCGACATAGTGGGGACTGGTACAGATGCTCGTGTATTTCCACACGAAAGAATACAAACTAGCGACTTGCCAGCTATCACTTTAAAAAACACTGAGAACGAACCTAGTAGAACGAAGTCAGGCGCAAGTTCTTTAGACGTGGTAGTAACAGAAGTTACTTCTTACGGGTCTACATACGAAGCAGCCGAGACACTAAGCAAAGCGGTTAGATCAGCATTAGACAGGGTAGCAGCACAAACCATGAACGGGGAAGTAGTGCAAGCAATAGATTACTTAGGAGAGAATAGCGACTTCTTTGAGATTAAAAATAAACCCGTTCACTATATAGAACAGGATTACCAAATAAGAATTGAAGTATGATATTACTATTTAAAAAAGATTGCCCTACAAGGCACAACCCAGAAAAGTCTTATAAACAAGGATCAAAATCTATCATTTCAGACTATGAATATGGCAATGAATTAATTAAGCTAGGTTTTGCGGAAAGAATAGACAAGATCCCTAAAAAACTGAATAAGTATAAAGAACAAAAAATAAAAAAAGCAGAAAATAACTTAAATATAGAAGAAAATGGCGATTAACAACGGAACGATAGTTTCAATGACGATTGGAGGCACTGAGATTAATAACCTCACTACTAATTCAATGAGCCTCACAATGGGTGAGCGACAGACAAGCACAAAAGATGATGGAGGGTTTGATAGCTTTTTGCCTACAAGGGTAAGTGGCACAGCTTCAGGATCAATTCTTTTTGACGAAGCGGCTACTTATGGTTACGAAGAAATGTGGGACGCTTTTGTAGCGGGAACAATTGCGGATTTAGTGTATACTACCGGAGTTTCAGCGCAAAAAGAATATACTACTAGTGCTTTTTTCACAGAGCTAAGTAGAGAAGACCCAGATTCTGATAACTCTTCAGTGTCGTTTAGTTTGAGATTAACTGGAACGCAAGTAAAAGGAACAATTTCATAATTTTTTATAATCACTTAACATCCCAAAAATGAAAAAAGTAGAAATAAACGGAAAGGACTATTACTTCAAAGTAACCATAGCAGCAGCTAAGAAGTTTAAAAATAAGTTTAAATGTGATGTAACTGTAATGTCTGTTTCGGACGTGGAACATGTACAGTATTTAATTTACTACGGGCTAGAAGCTGGCTGTAAAATAGAAGGAGTAAAGTTTGATCTAACAGTAGAAAGCTTTGATGATTATAGTATAGTTGAGCTTACAGAGTTGTTTATTAAATCAATGGGTGAGGGTAAGAAAGACCCAAAGTAAAGGCCGAAGGCGATCTACCTAGTGATAGTGTGATTGATTGGGATGAGGTAGAACAAATAGCCTTTGGCCAACTTGGGTGGAGACCTGAAGACTTTGAGAAATTCGATTTTAGAGAGTTTAGAAACGCTAGACTAGGCAGTCAATTACACACAGAACAATTTTGGTTAATGGCACGAACTGTATGTTATTATTCAGGCAACCATAAAGCCAAAAAACCTTCTGATTTATTCCCAAGCGTTCTAGATGAAATGATGAAAAAGAATAAGCCAAAAGAGGAGAAAAAGATAGCAACAGTTAGAAGGATAGATGGCTAAGACAGATTTAATAGTACGATTACTTGGAGACACTACCCATCTAAAAAATGGACTAGCGAAGGCTAACGCTAGAATGAAAGGCTTTCAAAAGACTACTAGTATGGTGGGAAGCACACTACTAGCTTCTTTTGGTGGTTTTGCTTTACTTTCTGGAATTGGTAGCTCAATACAAAAAATAGCTGATTTTGAAGAGCAGATGGACGGTGTAAGAGCCATTTCCAGAGCTAACGAAATTCAGTTTGGTAAGCTTAGAGATAACGCACTATCATTAGGTGCTGCGACAAAGTTTACAGCCATTGAGATTGGCAAGATGCAAGAAGAGATGGCTAGGCTTGGCTTCACTACCACTCAAATAATAGGGGCTACAGATGCTACAAGAAAACTAGCACAGGCTGCACGGTCTGACTTAGGGGACGCTGCGAAAGTAATGGTAGCTACCTTAAACTCTTTCAACCTAACGGCTAATGAATCTGAAAGGGTAGCCAATGTAATGGCGGAATCTTTTGCTAGCACTGCCTTAGATATGGAAAAGTTTTCTGTAGCCATGGCAAATGTAGGAGCTACCGCTAACGCTTCAGGTGTAACATTAGAAGAAACTACTTCATTATTAGGTCTATTAGTAGACAGAGGTATTGATGCAAGTAAAGCGGGTACAGATTTAAGAAAAATATTTACTGAACTAGCATTAAACGGAAAGTCTTTAAGAGAGGCAATGCTTGAAATTTCTACAAGTACAAATAAGGTAGAAACTTCTTTTAATTTATTTGGTCAAAGAGCGCAAACAAGTGCAATAATAATAGCTGAAAATATAGATCAGTTTGATGAATTAACCACTTCATTATCAGATACAAATGCAGAGCTTGATAATATGGTATCTATATTAGAAGATAACCTTAACACTGATGTGGCTAAGTTAGTTTCTGCGTTAGATGGGTTAATTCAAAAAGGGTCTGTATTAAATACTGTTTTTAGAGGCACGGTACAAACTTTAACAGAATTTATAAAAGGCAATTTTACATTAGCTGCTTCTATAGATGATGTAATTAAAAAAGTACAACAACAAACTGCTGAGTCAGAAAACTTATCTAGAATCCAAAATACAGTTAATGCAGCGTTTGATTCTGGCAATATTGAGGCGTACATAAAAGCCTTAGATCAAAACATAAACAAAGAAGAGATTATTGTTCAGATAAGAGCAAGACAAAAAAGCGAGGCTATGATAGCTAGTGAATCTATCATAGACGGAACAAGAAAACAGGTGTCTGAGCTTGATATACTAATAGCTAAATTATCAGAGCTAGAAGCAACAAAAGTTAGCGGTATTGGGATGTCTGGTGAACGAGATGCTGGCATGGCTAGAGTAGGCGAACAAGCATACATACAATTGGCTGAAGCTGCTAAATTAGCTAAAGTAGAAATTGAAGGAGTTAATCTTAATATAGAAGAATTACCTCATCTATTCCAAAATGCAATAGGTCATATTAACGCAATGGAGGAATCTGTTTTAGAAGTAGGCAATATAATGCGTGATTTTGCAGCAAATGTTTTAGTAGGGTTTGCACAAGATTTAGGTAACGCTCTTAGTGGTGTAGGGTCTTTTGGTGACAATATTATTGCTGCTGTAGGTGATTTTATGGGTAGGCTTGGAGAACAAATGATACAGTTAGGAGTTGCCAAAGCAATATTAGACAAATTAAGTTTTGCCGTTCCTGGAGGCGTTTTAATAGCTGCAGGAGTTGCATTAGTAGCAGCTTCTACTGCATTATCAAACACCATGAGCGGTGGAATAGGCGGAGGCTCTGGT